GGAGTCCGGACGGGCCCAGCGCGAGTACGCAGAACAAGTCGAGGAAGAGGCACGTGAGGGGCTCAAGGTGGCGGAGAGTCGTCGCCAGGAGCGTGCGCCTGCCCGACGTCAGGCCCAGTCCAGGGAGCGCAAGGAGTAGTCGGTGACCCATCCGACCGATGGTTCGCTACCTAGCCTGGCTACGCCTGATGACATTGTAGCTAGGCTAGGCAGGAACCTGAACCAGACTGAGGCGGCTCGTGTCGACGCCATGCTCTCGGATGGTAGCGCTATCATCCGGAGGCGGGCGCGGAACACGTTCATGTATGCCGCCTCTGACATGCTCACCATAGCTGCGTCGGATGGGATCATCATTCTTCCCCAGCGACCGATATACAGAGTGATATCGGTCCTGGCACGGTCAGGTAATCCGGCTATCCCAAGCATCCCGGTTACCTGGTTCATTTTCGACGGCGTGGATACGGTTACCATACCGGAGCCAAGTCATTCTGGCATAATCAATCTACCTGAGTTCTGGTACAGTGTGGCCTGGTATAGCCACTCGTATGATACGACGTACGAGCACGGCTATCACGAAGTACCAGCAGACATCAAGGGCCTTTTGTGCTCTGCTATCATATCAGAGTTGTCGACTCCAACGCAGTCGGCTACCCTGCAGAGCGAGTCGATCGGCGCGTACAGCTATAGCATGCGCCGGAGCTATAGCGGCGGTGGCGCTGGGGGCGGAGCAATGGCTGGCATATATGCAGCCCTCCGCGACTTCGGCATGGAGGAGATACTAGGGGACTACAGATTCAAGGTGGGATCAATACCAGTTAGGCGTAGTTGATGTACCCAGCACTACCGCACGGCCAGTACGTGACTCTACGGCATCGCGTGGTGGCAGGTCAGGACGAATACAACAACGATACCTACGCATTCACCGAGGTGCAGGTCGGCCCCTGTTCGGTTCAGCAAACTTCTAGCCGGGAGGCAATAGACTTTACAGAACAAGTTACAAAGAGTGTCCTCGTGTTTATGCCCTACGGAACGAACGTCAGTTTCCTCGATGCCATGATCATCGATGACGTTGAATACGAGATCATAGGTCAGCCAGACAGCTGGGTCTCTCCGTTCTCCGGGCATACCGCTCCGGTCCGCGTTAGCGGCCAGATCGTGAAGGGAGCATCGCCGTGACCTATACGCCAAATGAAGTAGGCATGCGCGAGTTCCTGAACTCTGAGATGCTGTTGCGTGTCGTCGAGAATACGGGCCGAGAGATCATGGAGCGCGCGATCGTGATGGCGCCGGTCGGCGATCCAGCCGAGGACGAACACCCAGGGCGATACAAGGCTAGCTTCCACATGCGGTCTGGCCGGTTCGGTGGAGCTACCGGAGACAGGGTCGAGGCGATCGTGTATAACGATTCGCCTGAGGCCGTACAAGTCGAATATGGCCATCGAGGTCGTGAGCCGTATCATACGCTACTCCGCGCGGCGAGCGAGCTAGGGTTGTGACATGCCTATTACCCGGACGGTTACCCCGCTACCTGACGTTGAGGCGGCGCTATTGTTCGCGCTTATACCGATGGAGCCAAACGTTCGTTTCGTCACCGTTATGCCGGCCGGTGATCTGCCCAAGATAACGGCGCGGATTAGGCGGGTAAGTGGTACGGTCGGGCGGCACATCTGGGTTGACCATCCGGTAGTAGACATCGACCTCTGGGGACAGGACAACAAGGGTTACGGTTATACAGAAGTATCGCAAGCCGCGCGGAATATTCAGGCCGATATGCAGAGTCTGAATAGCGCCATAGTTATGAACGGAGTTATACAGCACGTTACCGTCATTAGTGGACCTAAGTTCGTACCGGAGGTTAATGTAAATCTCGTCCGTAGCAATTCATCCTACCTAGTCAGGATTCATCCATAGGAGAAGAAAGTGCCAGACAAGGAAACTGTTCAGGACCGTAACCCTCAGGTCACAGCCGACGACCCCACCCAGTTCGCAATGAATCCTCCAGCGACTGGCACCTACAAGGACAACACGCTACTCTATGCGGCCGGTGATGTGGTGTGCTGGGTTGGCTTGCCTAGCACTACTGCCCCGCCGCTCGGCTTCGAGGACCCGTCAGGCCTCACCGCAGCAACGTTCAAGTGCTGTGGCTGGACAGACGTATCCGGCTACATCTTCAAGCTCGACGAGACGATCAAGGACATTCCAGCGGCGGGCGTGCTCACTCCCATTCGTACCATCCTGACAGGCGGCACCAAGAGCATCCAGGCCACATTCCTGGAGGGCATGAACCCGTACGTCCTCGCGCTCTACGATGACGTGCCGGTCTTCCCGGTCGCGTCGAGCCCGCTCAAGGCATCAACGACGGCCACCTCCGCGCTGCCGATCAACTCCGCGACGTACCTCATCCCGGACCCGCCTGCAGACAACCGGTACAGCCTGATCTGCGACAGCGTCGACGGCGTCAAGCAGGAGCGGCTCTACTTCCCGAACGTCAAGGTAACCGCTCGCGGAAACCGTCAGGCTCAGCAGGGTGACATCACAACGTCCGATCTGACGTTCACGGCGTACCCCGGAACGATCGGCGCCAACACCTCGGCCGTAGCACAGAGAACTGTGAACTACGGCAAGGTCATGACCCCCTACTTCACGTAAAGAGGGCTATCGTGACTGCGGAACAAGATGACAACGTTGTCGACCTCCCAGAAGAGGATGTCGATGTCGATCTCGACTCCATGGCAGATGAGGCCGCTGGGGAACCGACAACGGTCAGGCTCGACGGTATCGTCATTCACATTCAGCATGCAGGAGACTGGACTTCAACCGCTATGCGTGCGGCCTCTTCCGGAGACTGGGACGCCTGGGCGCGAGCTGTTATTACGGATGACGAAGAGTACCAGGTCTGGGAGGACGCCGACCTGACCAACAACCAGGTCGAGGCCGTATTCACTCAGTGCGGTAGGTCGGCCCGGATGTCGGCGGGAAAATCGCAGAAGCGTACTGGGTCACGTCGCAGTACGCGGAAGAGATAGAAGCAGACCTCCAGCGGTACTACGGCCTGGACTTTGTGGACTTGTTCAGACCGGGTACTATGCTGACATGGAGAAAGCTGCTCGTCCTGCTTCATCATCTCCCGCCGGAGAGCGCCATGAACACTGCTATGCGGAACGATACGCCCGAGAGGGAACTGTCACGATCTGAATCGTCATATGACCCGGCCAAAGGCAGGTGGGGTAGCGTAGAATCTATGCTCGCCGCGCTCATTGACGAGGTTCGGTATGGTAACTGGATTTATGTCCAGGCTCACTCGGGACAGCGAGTAGAGCGGCCCACGCCGATACGCCGGCCAGGCATATCGGCTCGGCACGAGAAGCGTATGAGCCTGACCGACGCTCAGCGTATCGATCCCAGGTTGCGCGGGCTCTCAGAAGAGGAAGCGCAGGCCATGCTAGATCGCCTGACCGGTAAGGGAGGGCAGTAGTCATTGCTGACGAAATCTTCGTAGGCAGCGTAAGCGTTGGTGTCGTACCAGACCTACGCGGCTTCAACACTCGTATGCGTGCAGAGCTAGTGCCATCGGCTAATGTTATTGGCCGGGAGATGGGCCAGGCGATGTCGCGCGGGATATCGGAAAACCTTGGAGTAACCAAGGTATCCATCGACAAGATGAAGAGGAGTATAACTGACGGCCTAAAAGGCATTAAGGTTGAGATAGGCCTGGATGTTACCAAGGTTGCTATTGATGCCCTCAGGAAGAAGATTGGCGTTGGACTAGACAAGATTAAAGTCAATGTTGAGGTCGATGTTACCAAGGCTAATCTCGATGCAACTCGCATTAAGATTCATGATGGCCTTTCTGGTATCAAGGTGAATGTTGAAGTTGGGGCCAGCGCCGTAGATATTGCGAATACACGCAGGAAAATACGCGATGGTCTCAAGGGCATTAAGGTTACCGTCGGAACCTCTGGTGGAATTGCAGGCCTAATACCTGGTGGTCGAGGTGGTGGTGCAGCTGGCGCTGCTGCGGCTGGTGGCTCTGGTTTCATCGGCGGCATTGGCGCTTTGATAAGGGCGTTGCCCGGAGGCACGTCGGGCTCTATCGCTGCTGTCCCGGCTCCCGTTGCCATATCGGCCGGAGCTATCACTGCGGGAATATTGCCGTTCCTGGCGCAGGCCATTGCCGGCTTTGTGCCACTTGCGCTTGGCAGCGGTATAGCCGGGCTCGGTATTGCCGGCGCGGTCGGAGCGGGCGGCACTACCCAGCAACAGGTTGCCCAGGCGAGGGCGCAGGCCCAGACCGCTAATGCTAGAGTCCGCGCGGCTCAGGCTAGGCTCTCCGGTCTTCAGGCTGGAGGGGCAGGTCCGACCGGTCTGGCTGTTACGGCTGCTCAAGATCGGCTAGCCGCAGCACAGGCTAGGCTGTCTGGTTTGCGCGGTAGCGGTACAGCTTCGTCCGCTTCTATCCTCAGCGCCCAGGCTGCAGTACTGAGCGCACAGGACCGGCTAAACAAGCTGCGAACTACGGGCAAGGCTTCGACAGCTCAGCTAGCAGGGGCTGAGGCTTCACTTGCCAGCGCGAGGGCAACCCAGGCCAAGGCTAGTCAGGCTTATCAGAAGGCGCAGAAGGACCAGATTACCGCTGGCCAGGAGTCTGTTCGGAATTCATTCAAGAGGCTCGCCGAAGATGCTAAGCAGAGCCTTGGCACAATTGGTGAATCATTTGTACCGGTTATGCAGGGCATTCTTAGTACGGCCGATCGTGTTTTGAAGAAGCTCACGCCAGTCTTTAGCGCTGCTGTAAGACTTATCGGCGGTCCATTTGAACAATTCGTTGAGACATTCCTCACGGCATTTACCTCGCCCCAGGTTGAGTCATCTATAACGGCTGTGGCAACGGCATTCAGCGATATACTCAAGGCATTTACGCCTGACATACCAGGCATTGTTAAATCATTTGCGGATGCTATCGAGAGAATAGCTCATGCTGTGTCTGACAATCCGAAGGCTTTTGCCGATTTCCTCAACTTCATGTTCCAGGTCGTCATATTCGCCGTCAATGTTAT